GACGATGTGAAACGTATATACAAGACTGTATTTGGTGATATTGATGTTGATAACACATTATTTTGAAAGGTATGAAAGTGAAAATAAACCGTAAGCAGTTATTAAAAGAATTGGGGGCTGTGAAAGCCGGTATTTCGCAACGAAATATCGTAGACCAATCTTCATGCTTTGCATTCGATGGTAAGACGGTGATGTCATTCAATGATGAAATTGCCTGCACCTTACCTACTTGTCTCAAAATTAAAGGGGCAGTTTCAGCAGATATGTTCCTTGCGATGCTGAGTAAGTTGAAACAGAAGACTTTGAATATAGAAGCCTCCAAAACAAAGCTGTCTATTAAGACAGGGAAGAAAGGGAAAACAGGAAAAGAGTATGCCAAACTCGCATTGGCAAAGAAGTTACTACTACCTATCAACGTCGTAGACAAACCTAAAAACTGGCAACCCTTAGCCAAACACTTTGAGAAGGCCTTGGATTATGTCAAAGACTGTACGAGCAAAGACGAAACCAGATTCGCTCTTACCTGTGTAAACATCCACCCCGATTGGATAGAAGGGTGTGACATTATACAAGCCGCTCGTTATAAAATCAAAACAGGTTTGAAGAAATCGACGTTGGTAAGAAAAGAATCTATCAAATACATATTGAACTTCGATATGAAAAAGTTTAGTGAAACCAAAAATTGGATGCACTTTAAAAATGCAGACGGTTTGGTCGTCAGCTGTCGCCGCTTTAAGGTGAGTAAAGGTTACCCATCCAAAGAGATAACAGAGTTGATGAAGTACAAAGGTGACAAAATGGAACTGCCCACCGAGTTAGTCAACGCCATTGATAAAGCGCAAGTCTTTACAAATGATGAAACAGGCAATAAGAACCTTATTGTAAAAGTAGGTAACGGAAAGATTAGTGTAGTAGGTAAGAGCAGTAAAGGCGAATACGGAAAGTCTTCCGAAGTAAGATATGAAGGACGAGAGTTCACATTTGGTATTGCCCCTGCTCTTTTATCAAAGCTCGCTGCCAAGCACGAAGGATGTCAAATTTCTAAAAAGTTTCTCAAAATAGGTAAAGGTAAATTTCAGTATATAACTTGCGTAGGTGTCGTGGACTAATGGAAGGATTCTTTCAGTCATCTAAGTATCTAAGCGACAAACCTTTGTCGACCGTTCCCAAATGTGGGGTGTGTAGATTATACAAACATTGTATATCACCTAAGATGCCTCCTACTGGAGAAGGGCGTAAAAAGATTCTAATTGTAGCCGAAGCCCCTGGAGCCACAGAAGACGAACAAAATGTACAGCTTATAGGTAAGGCGGGCCGACGATGCCGACGCCTCTTAAAGAACAAAGGTATCAATTTAGATAGGGATTGTGTGAAGACCAATGCTGTCATATGCAGACCAAAAGACAACGAAACACCAACTACTGAAACAATAGAAGCATGCCGACCTAACTTATTGAGCACCATTATGACTTTCAAACCCAATGTCATTATGTTACTCGGCGGGGCGGCAATGGAGTCCTTGCTTTCTTTAGAATGGAAGGAGTCAATAGATACGGTTAGCAAGTGGGCGGGCTTCGCTATACCTTTTAGAACCTATAATTGTTGGGTCATACCTACATACCATCCTTCTTACTTGGAAAGACAAAATGATGATATATTAGATATGGCTTTTGAAAAACATATTCGGTTGGCTTCACGTAGAAGTAAGAGCAGACCGTGGAAGACTGTACCTAATTATGAAAAGGAAATTCAAATAGTACAGCGACCGTCTAAAGCCGCTAAGATAATAAAAGAGATGACACGAAGAGGAGGTATGGTAGCTTTTGATTATGAATGTAATACCTTAAAGCCTGATGGAGAAGGCACCAAAATAGTAACGTGTTCTATCTGTTGGAAAGGGAAGAAAACGATAGCCTACCCATGGGCTGGAGAGACTGTCGAAGCGACTGATGAATTGTTACGTTCCCCAATGCCTAAAATAGCGAGCAATATAAAGTTTGAAGACCGATGGACAAGAGTAAAGTTAGGACACCCGGTAAGGAATTGGTGTTGGGATACAATGATAGCCGCTCATGTTTTAGACAACCGACAAGGAATAACAGGGCTCAAGTTTCAAGCCTTTGTTCGGTTGGGGCAAGGAACATACGGTGCTCATATAGCCCCTTACCTATCAGGAAATAAAAGAAATCGTTTCAATAGGATTTTCCTATTGAATAAGAAAGACTTGTTACTATACAACGGGTTGGATAGCCTTTTGGAATATAAAGTAGCAGTCCAACAAATGAACCTTTTTAAAAGAAAGGATAGATAATGGCTGTAAGTACAAAAGTCAAGTGCCATAAGTGCGGTGTGGATTTAGAGGTGGTGGAATCTTATGTAGATAGCATAGGAGATATAGTTATTAAGATAAAACCGTGTGAAAATTTAGACTGTCGAGACTGCCGGGAATGTGAAGTGGAACAGAGACTCCAAAAGGTTCGATACGGTATATCATGATACCAATAACAGACGTGGTAATAAGACGGTGTGCACATCTGAAGAAAACGGTAAGCACGTGGAGGAAACATTATTCGATAGGGGCAGTCAATGGAGCCGATAAACAATAAAGGATATAAGTTACTTCACCAGGGCTGTTTGGCTTTGTCTCAAGTAGAGATGAACGGTATGAAAATAGATGTTGACTATACCCAACGAGCTATACAAGCCACAGCCAAACGAATAGACAAGTTAGAAGATGAGTTGAAGAAAGATGAAGTATTCAAAACTTGGCGAAAGAGGTATGGTTCACGTTTGAATATCAATTCAAGGGAACAATTAGGCGAAGTGCTTTTCAATATATTGAAGTACCCTTGCCCAGAAAGAACTAAGACCGGTAGGCCTAAAACGGATGAGGCCATCTTAGAGCGTGTTGACATAGGCTTTGTAGCAAAGTTTCTGAAGGTGATGAAACTGAAAAAGGCCAAGTCGACATACTTAGAGGGTATTTTGCGAGAGACCACGGATGGTTTCTTGCACCCTTTCTTCCACTTGAATATGGCACGAACTTTTAGAAGTAGTAGTAGTGACCCCAACTTCCAAAACATTCCTGTTCGAGACCCTATCATTAAGAAATTGGTTAGAAGAATGTTTATAGCAAGACCTAATCATCGTATTGTAGAAGTAGATTATAACGGGGCTGAGATATGCTGTGCTGCATGCTACCACAAAGACCCTGTGATGATTAAGTATATAAAAGACGATACCAAAGACCTTCACCGCGATATGGCAATGCAGTGCTATAAATTAAAGTTATCACAAGTGAATAAGGAAATAAGATACTGCGGAAAGAATATGTTTGTGTTCCCTCAATTCTACGGTGACTACTATTTGATGAATGCCAAAAGTTTATGGGAGGCAATGGTTCGATTAAAACTAAAAACAAATGATGGGACACCGTTGATAAAACATATAAAGGCAAAAGGGATAAAAGGATTAGGTTCACTCTATCCAAAAGATAAACCTAAGGCAGGAACCTTTGTAAAGCACTTGCAAGAGGTAGAGAATGATTTTTGGGGAAGGCGTTTTAAAGTCTATAATGAATGGAAAAAGGAATGGTATGATGAGTACCTTGAGAACGGTTACTTTGAAACCTTAACAGGGTTTAGAATAGAGGCAGTGATGCGAAGGAACCAAGTAATCAATACACCAGTACAAGGGTCGGCTTTCCATTGGTTACTGTGGTCTCTTATTGAAATCAATAAAGTGCTACGGAAGCACAAAATGAAATCGCTAATCATAGGACAGATACATGACAGCATCGTAAGCGATGTTCATAAAAAAGAAGTGAAAAACTACTTGGAGATAGTTCAACAAGTTATGACACAAGACATTCGTAAACATTGGAAATGGATTATCGTTCCTTTGGCAATTGAAGCTGAGGTTGCTCCCATAGGTGGGAGTTGGTACGAAAAGAAAGAGATAGAATTATGATAATCACAATGACAATAGATACAACAGAAAAGGAGTTTAAAAGGTGTATGTCTGTCGCTTGGGAACATCAAGGAGGAGACCCTCTTAATGTTGACGATATAAAAGACTTTGAGATTGATGATGTGGTAACGGAAACAGATGTAGAGAATATGTTGAAAGGCTCCTCCTTAGGTGAATTGGCAAGAGAATGCGAAGTGAAAATGGAAAGGACCAGGTAATGAAATCAAAAGAACTGTACAAGGTATATCGACCCAGAAAGTTTAAGGATATTATAGGACAAAAGGAGGCCGTAAAAATACTCCGCACCAAAATAGAGAAAGAAGAGCTTCCCCACACAATTCTTCTATCCGGTCCTTCTGGTACAGGAAAAACGACCATTGCAAGAATATTGGTACGTGCTTTGAAATGTAGTAGGCATGACTTCGTAGAGGCTAACAATGCAGACCTAAGAGGAATAGAAGAGGTCAGAAAGATTAGGAATGTTATACAACTGACACCCCTGCGGGGTGATTGCAGGGTATGGCTTATAGACGAAGCCCACAAGCTAACCAATGACGCTCAAAATGCTTTTTTGAAAATGCTGGAAGACACGCCGGACCATGTCTATTTTATCTTTTGTACCACTGAACCTGAGAAATTATTGAAGACGATAAGAACAAGGAGTACTGAGATAGGACTTCACAGTCTCTCTACGAAAGACATGCTAAAATTGATAGCCAATGTATCAGCAAAGGCGAAGATAAATTTGCCAGAAGAGGTTGTAGAGAATATAATAGAAAACAGCGATGGTTCGCCGCGAAAGGCTTTGGTACTGCTGGACCAAATAAAAGACCTACAAAACGAAGATGAAATGTTACGAGCCATAGAGGCTTCTACTGCAAAAGATAAAGGTGAGTTTATAGGCAAGCTGTTGTTAAGACCTAATGTCGAATGGAGTGAGTTGGCAGAGTGCCTTAAAGATAATAGAAAGGAAGACTCCGAAAAGATTAGAAGAGGTGTATTGGGTTATATGGCTTCTGTACTGTTGAACAATAGCGGCAAAACGGCTGCACGAGCCTTTATAGTAATAGGATGCTTTGAAGACAATCTTTACAATTCAGGCTTCGCTGGTTTAGTATATGCATGCTTTGCAGTACTTCACGGAAATTAGGAACCAAAAATGGTAGACATTACGATAATATAATATAGGAGAATATTATGAGTAACACAGGACAGACAAAACGACGTGCTCGACTTGGTTTAGCAGACGACAGTATCTTTACTATTGACCTAAATAGTTTAGACCAAGAATGGTTATACCAACCTAAACTTTATTTCCAATATGCTTCTCAATTAGCAGATACCAGACGCAAATTAGAAGAAGCCAAAAGAGAGTTAGATGTAGTCGATGCTGAGTCGGACTTGCGTATTCGACAAAAACAAGAAGACTTCGGCATATCAGAAAAAGTGAAACTAACAGAGGCTATGATTAAGAACACTATTTCACTACAAAAAGAACATCAAGATGCACTACATAAAATTATAGTCGTAAAACACAAGGTCGATATAGTCCAAGCGGCTGTCACAGCCTTTGACCATCGTAAAAGTGCTTTAGAACGATTGGTCAGCTTACATGGTCAAAGTTACTTTGCCTCTCCTAAACCAGTTGACGACAGTTCAATGGAATCAATTGAGCATTTAGAGAATGCCTCTCACAGAGATAAAATGAAAAAGAAAAAGAAAGAGATAGTAGCACTATTACGGCTACAAAAGATGAAAAAGAAGAAAAGGAAAGACAAATGAGAGATATCATTGTAGGTGTCGTGCTTTGCATCGCTATACCTGTTCTGACCTACTTCGTTATCAAATTTGGAACAGTAGGATTTTATTCAGGACGTGAGTTTATGAAAAACAGAAAAGAACGAAAGTTATAACTTTTTATTTTTAGGAGGCATCTAATGTCAAAGAAGAAAAAGAACAAGAAGAAACGGAGTGTGGCCGGAGCCACAAGGAAGATGAGGGAGGAGGCCAGCGGGGCAGGTCCAGCCTTCCTTAACTTACCGGATGGTATGGAGATGTTTAACTTGAAGTCGACGAAGACTGTTAAGATAGATATCATTCCGTACGAAGTAGGTAAAGGGAATGCAAGAGCAGACAAAGGTACACTTTACTTTGAAAACACTTTTTACGTTCACCGAGACATCGGACCGAATAAAGAATGGGTTGTCTGCCCCGCCCGTACGTTCCAAAAGAAGTGCCCGGTGTGTAGCTTTATTTCCAAGCTCGCTGAAGACCCTGAAGCAGACGAGCAAACC